CGTAGCAGTGACAGATGTATTCTCTTGGGGATTTCGTGGAATCAATTTGCACTGGGGAGATGTTAGACAATACACCAGAAATGAAATCATCGGACCTGTATATCTCGTAAGTGATGAAGAGATTAGAGACTTGGAGACTTTGCCATATAAGAAAATTCGTGGGATTGGAGTCTAAATAAATAAAAAACTGTGTATAATGTCGGAAAGAACAGTAGTAAAAAGTGGTGGGTCTTTAAAAAAGTTATTGAATAATGAAAATGTCTTTTTAGATTTTGAATGGACATATGATCTTGACAAAGAAAAGAAAAAATATTTAAATTTACAACCCAACTCTTCTTCTCGTAGTTATATTTTACAAGAAATAGAAAGAGATTATCCTCCCGGTATTGCTCTTTACAGTCAAGAAGACAAGGCAGGAGTTTCAGAATGGCAAAAATTAAAAGATTCGAATACAACAAGTCCTGGAGGTAAACCTCTTGCATTTGAAAAAGATGGCAAAAAATATGTTGTAATATCAGAAATATTTAATGGAGAAGAAGGAAAAACTGAAGTTGTATTTAACAGCAAATGGTTCGAATCTAATACATCCGTAGCAGGATTTGAACCTAGAAATATTAAAAATTGGGATCGTGTACACAATGAACTTTCTATATACGAAAATGGAAAATCAAGTGATGTATTTGAATCTTTAGAAAATCATAGAATTAGTGCAATTAAGCAAGATTCGCGAAAAGCATTGACTGATCCTAATGATTTTTCAGACACACCGACACTACCTGCGAGTGATATTAATAGTTCAATCGGTTTTAAAAAATCTCCTCCTCCTCCTGATGGCGAAAGACCACCAGTCGAAGATGGTGAACCTCTAAGTCAAAAACCTGAAGATGTAGACAAAGAAGAAAGATCTCCAGTTCCTCCAGAAACTAATAAAGTATCGCAAAAATCTCAAAGTGAACTTGTAGATTTATATTATCCAATTGATCTGAACGTAGAAGAGACTGATTATCTTTTAATAAAATCTATAGCATATAAACCTGTGAGAGGAGCACAAAATAATTTTATAAGAAGTCAAGGAGAGTTTCCAAATGATTTGACTGGTGGTATATTCTCTGGAGCTAATGTTGACTTTGGTGATTTTACAGAAACTATTGGAGCAACCTCACGAACCAAAAACGATGTTGTTACGATCCAAAATCGTAAAATGAAACTACATCAAGAACTTATATTTTTACCTATACCATCAAATATTCAAGATGGTAACTCTGTAAGTTTTGGAGATAATAGTTTAGATGCATTAAGTGCTGGTCTGGCAGGTATTTCTGGTACGGCTATAAACCAGTTGCCTAAACTTCTTACAGGTGAGACAGATATGAAAGAGTTTACTAATAAGATAGGAAATGAAATGGGTGATCTCAGTCCAACATTGAGAAGAAGAATATTGGATGGTCTTAAGGCACAAGCAGCAAATTTAGCTGGTGTTTCGAATGTATCATTCCAATCTTTACTTGCAAGAGAAACTGGAGGTATTTTAAATCCAAACAAAGAACTCTTATTTAACGGTGTAAGTTTAAGAACATTTAGATTTTCCTTTAAATTTACACCTAGAAGTCGCGCAGAAAGTGAAGAAGTTAGACGAATTATTAGGAGATTGAAAAAAAAGATGGCACCAAAAATTGGTAATTTAAATGAATCTGGATTAACACCCAGTGAAGGTAAATCGGGACACTTTTTACAAACACCAAACGTATTTGAGTTACAATATATGCATAAAAAAGACCCGCATCCATATTTAAATTATTTTAAAACATGTGCTCTCACTGATATGAGTATGAAATATACTGGAGAAAATACATACTCCACATATCAGGATGGTTCTCCAACTTCTATGATTATGGATCTAACATTTAAAGAGTTGGAACCGATTTACAACCAAGATTATTATCTCCCTTATAATGGAGAGCCAAATACAAACGATACAGATCAATTACCAGAATCGGTAGGTTACTAATATGGGATATTTTAGAGAACTTCCAGAATTACAATATCAATCTTTTCTTAAAGATAGATTATCTACAGAAGATTACATCGTAGTTAAAAACTTCTTTAGAAGAATTAAATTACGTGATGATCTTCAAAATATTTTTACTATATTCAATAAGTATGTCATCTTAGATGGAGAAAGACCTGATACTTTAGCAGAAAAGTTTTTTGGTGATTCTTCTCTAGATTGGGTAGTTTCAATCAGTGCCGGAATTATTAACATATATGATGAATGGCCATTATCGAATCATGATTTATACAACTTTACCGTCGATAAGTATGGACTTGAAAATATAAATGATATTCATCACTATGAAACAGAATTAGTCGTTGATTCATCAAACAGATTAATTCTTAAAAGTGGTTTAATCGTAGATTCTGATTTTACTATTCCAGATCCTGCAAATTATGCTTCTACATTAAATCCTGTAAATGGTATTACGAATTTAGAATATGAAACTTTGAAAAATGATAAGAAAAGAGAAATTTATATTCTAAAACCAACGTTCTTAGACGAGTTTATAGATAATACTCGTTCTCTTATGAAATATCAAAAATCATCGGAATATATCAGCGGTAACGTAATTAAAACTACAAATACTAGAGTTACTCAATTAGACTAAAAAAGGGGAGGTTTCCCTCCCCTTTCAAATCAATCTTCTGCGAGTTTCTGGAAATAACTCAGAGCATCATCATCTTCATCACTGTTGGTGGGGGTGATATCTGGATCGTTGAAACTACCAGTGC